CCTGAGTCCAAATGTATTCCGTCGCGCCGGAAGTCGTCACCGAGTTCTTGAGCTTGCGCGCGACGCGAACAAACGTATCGGATACAAGCCAACGGAAGCGCGGCGAGTTTCGATACTGGGGCTGTACCAAGTGCACAGTGTCGATCAAGTTGTCCGCGGTGATGGTTGTAATAGCGGCACCAGAAAGATCCGTCGTTTGTGACGCAGTAGTGATCATCACCGACGCGCTATCCGATCCGACTCCCGCGATACCTTGCGGCATGCTGGTACCCGTACCGACGGTGTACGCTTCTTCCATCTTCAATCCGAGCGACATACCGATACGACTCGCGACGTAATCGAGTCCGCTACCGATTCCGCTCGAACCGATCGCATCTTCGATGAATTCCTGCGACATCTGAGTTGCGCAAACGTACTTGTAGGGGATGATCGAAACGGCGGTGCCGAATGTCGGATCGCTCGCGGTGATCGTGCCATTTTCGGCCACGAGCGCGCTCGTGGGGAGTCCGGATTCGATCGTGATGGTGCGCTTTGAATCGATCGACGACACGGGAGCGATCGTGCGCAGCACGTTTACCGCGTACATTTTTTCGATGATACGACGTTCCATGTCGGTCGGAATTCCCGCGCCACTCGAACCGAGAGACAGCGCGCGGATTTCCGCTTGATCGCCGGTTGAAACCGCCTTTAGCCATCGCATCGCGTATTCGGGCGAAGAGAGATCGTGACCGCCAGCGCGCTTCGGCGCTTGCGCGCGGTACTGCGGTTGATTTCGTTCCGCCTCGAGCGCCTTAATTCGATCATTTGCGGCGCGTAGCGCGGCGCGATCTTGCTCCGCCAATTCGATCGCGGTCAAGTCCGCGTCCATGCGCGCGAATTTCTCGCGCTCCTCGCCGTGTCCGCGCGTGTCCACGTGTTGTGAATCGCGACCGCTCGCGTCGATTCGTGCGAGCTCCTTGCGGTAGGCGTGCGCGAGAGTTCCAAGTTCGTTTAAATGTTCCATAGTTTCAATCTCCGAATGTGAAGCTCGAGCCGTGCAGCGACGGCCTCGGTAAGTGCCGCGTTGACGCAACGCAAGCTCGATGATGTCAGGTCGTAGGCCGGATCTTGCACAAGGCTTATCTCAACAAGTCGCGCGGATTCAATCCGGCGCTCGGTGCGCTTCGCGTTCCACGTATCGCGTTCAACGTAGAAACCAAACGACATTTCTCCGGTGAGATCGCCGCGCTCGAGGAGCGCGCGCACGTCGTTACCGAGCGTGGTTTCAGGAAGCGTCGCGGTGTAGTGGAGTCCGTCGGCGCGCGAATCAAGTGTGAGCGTGCCCGACTTGGTGCGCGCGAGCGGCATGCTCGAGTCGTGGTTGTAATAGAGCTTGACATCACCAGATGCCGAAGCACCAAACGCGTTTGGTGCGATGCGCTCGACGAAAGTGCGGCCGAGTTCGGTGATCGGTTTCGATGGTGAATCGAACACAACCGCGCGGCCCGCGAGCGTGCGCCCGTTCATCGTCGGCGACGACGAGTAATCACGACGAGAAATCATCGACGTCCTCCGATGTGTCTTTCCCTAGATTCGTTTGGCCACCGCCGGTGCCCATGTTGAGAGCCACGATTGGATCGTCGAGCCCCTCGATAGGTTGAAGATCGAGCCACGCGCGCGCTTCGTTTCGCGTGATCACGCCCGACTCGACACCAGTGCGAAGCGCGGCGAATTGTTCCGCGAGCGACGGCCGAGCGATCGAGTCTGAATCAAACGAGATCGTGGAGAACGGCGCCAGCTTCGCTTCAATTTCTGACGACCACGCGGAGTACCAATGGGTTAGGCACGCGTCCACGTACATGCGCGAAAGCCATTCCATCGTGCCGTAGGCGTTTGCGCCGTGCTCGCTCAAATACGACGTCGGCACGCCGAACAACCGCGATACGTCCTCGATCGAGTAGCGGCGCGCGGCCGCGATTCCCGCGTCGTCGAGCGTCGAGCTAATGCGCTCGACTTTCATACCCTCGGCGAGCACGAGCGGCCGGCCAGCGTTCACGCTTCCCGCGTGCTTAGCCATGAAATCCTCAGAGATCGACTGGCGCGCGGCCGCGTTCAACGGGCCCGGATGCACAATCGCGAGCTTCGGGTTGCCCGCGTTTCGCATTACCTCGAGCTGCGCAGTTTCTTGCGCTGCAAGAATCGTGAGCGAAGTACGGCAAAGGCGCACCGGAGATTCGCCCCACAAGCCGTCGAGGCTCGGAGCGCGGATGTGCAGCATCGACGCGATCGGAACGTCGCCGTATTGTGAGGTCTTATAGAACGGCTCATCCCCGCTCACGTCGAGCGAAACGCTTTCGAGAGTGAGCGGAATAAGTTCGAGGAGTTCGCCGGCGAGCGTTCGATTGATAATTGCGAACGCGTTGCCGTAGAGGCACGCTTGCATCGTCATGGAGCGTCGAAGCTCGTAGCCGTTCATGTAGCGGTTCGGTCGAGCGATGAGCGCTTCCACCGTTTCATCTTCAACGGATAGCGGAGTGCGCGCGATATCGTTGGATATCAACGTCGCCGCGCGGTAAACCGGTGTGTATGCAAGCGCGCTTGCCGGAGTGACGTTTGGAATCCCGGCCAAGTCGTAACTCGGCAACATGATTCCGTGCGTCGGCCAGTGGCCGAGCATGCGTTGAAGGAGTTTTCGCAGCATGCGCGGATAGTCGCGCCCGACTTAGTTCCACATTGCACCTAAAGCGTGTTTACGAATTATTCTAGCTCGGTTTCGTAAATACTTGTCGCTTGCCCGCCCCACACGTGGCACGCGATCACGCTTGCCACGAGCGGGTCGATCGCGCAATTCGCGCGCGATTTGACCGGCCTTATGTTCCCGTTTTGATCGCGCTTCGCTTCCGCTTCCGCGCACGCGCGGCGGAGGATCGGATCGTCGCCGACAACAAGGCGATTCCCGGCCCAGAGATTCTGAAACAAAGCGCAACCCGGCCCGAACGTCGCGATCGACATTCTGTAGCTCATCATCGGAACGTTCTTAAGGATCAATTGATCGGCCAAATACTTCGCCCCCCACGAGTCGTACGCGACGGCGCGTACGGTGAACTCCTCACAGAGTGATTGAATCCGCGAGCTAATTAGGTCGTAGTCGATCTCGCGGCCCGGAGAGAGTGTGATTTTTCCTTCTTGGGCCCACGCGCGAATCGGCATCCGGTAGTCGAGCTCGCGTTGGCCGACGTCCGCCTTGGGCCACCAGTAGTGACCACGTAGCGCGACGCGCCCGTCGTCGAGTGGCACGGCCACAATCAGCGCGGACATGTCGAGGCTCTTCGATAGGTCGAGCCCACACCATGCTGGCCGGCCGGCCAGCGCTTGCCAGTCGATCGGCTTTCCACCCGGCCATTGCGCCATCTCTAGCCATCCCCCGGTGTTCTCATCCATCCGCGACGCGTGGTACCGCGAGAAGTCCGCGCGGCTGGACGGGTTCCGCCGCATCGTTGTCCACGATCGCCGAAGCGAGGAGAGCGCGGGTTGGCCGTGCAGCATGCCGGGGTTGCCCTTGGGCCACGCGCCCTCGTCGTCGAGGGAATCGGTGGGATCGAGCCCGTAGAGGATCGGTAGCACCGAGTCGTCGATGATCTCCCCAGTCAGAATGGCTTCAGACTGTTTCACGAGCTCGGCGTAATGGTTCTCCGAATTTGAGCCCGGCGTCGTGATGATCACGCCAGTCGATTCCCGCCGCTTCGCGCCGCTCGTGGTGAGTTTCGTGAGCGCTCGAGAGCGATACTCCGCGGCTTCGTCGGCGATCCAGAGCGACGGATTCAGTCCGTCGAGCGCTCGCTCCATCGCGGGTAACGCGTTCATTTCACAATCCGCGGAGGGTCGGAGTATCCGATCGAATCGCACGAGTAGCCCGGGTTCCGCGAGCCGTAGCGCCATCGTGCGCGCGGTGTCCAAGCAGATAGTTGCCTGTTGTTCGTTGTTCGCGACGACGTGTACGCGCCGGCCGTCGCCGGCGAGCAAGTCGAACAAGGCGAGGCCAGCCATGAGCGTAGTTTTTCCGTTGCCGCGAGCGACTTGGATAATGGCGAGGCGCACGCGGCGCAAGCCGTCGGCGTCGCGCCAGCCCACGATTTGGGCGAGCACCCATAGTTGCCACGGGTGGAGCTCGAAGCGGTCGCCGCTCGACTCGCCGACGAGCGTGAGGCGCCGGAAGTGCGCCGCGAGTTTCTCCACGACGGCCCAGTCCATCGAAATATCCGTGCGCTCGAGGTCGCGCTCGAATCTCTGGCACGCCGCGTAGATCCATCGGCCCGCCGGGACGCGCGCGGCCAGCACGTCCGCGACGTAGGCACGTACCACGGACTCACTGGGTGTCATAATTCTCCCTGTA